CTGAGTTATAGGACGATTTTTATTAAAGTCAAAAGCATCTTCTGGATTTTTTATCCATCGAAAATCCATACAATCTTCTGCATAATCGTTATCTTCATACATAAAGTCCCATGGACAATTATGTCTTTCTATTTTCCAACGACATTCATTGCAAATCATACTTTCTCCTTTTTAAAGATAACCACTCGCATCCCACCACCTTGTTTTAAATCAATTAGAGGTATAACGATCACTCTCCCTCGCTTATCTTTAATCATGTGCCAAAGCCTTGTCCGTTTCTTTAATAAGAGTAGCACCCGGAGTAGGACTCGAACCCACATTAATGGTGTTGGAGACCATTGCTCTAACCAATTGAACTATCCGGATATAAAGTGCGGCAGGTGGGATTCGAACCCACAGATTCTTCCGGAAAAATAGATTTTGAGTCTATCGCGTTTACCAGTTTCGCCACTGCCGCATATGGGGTGAATACTGGGAGTTGAACCCAGATTAGTAGAGCCACAATCTACTGTCTTACCGTTGGACGATATCCACCATATGGAGGTTCAGGTCGGAGTCGAACCGACGATACAGAGGTTGCAGCTCTGGGCCTTAACCATTTGGCTACTGAACCATAGAAAGGTTTTTATCCTTTCTTTATATAATAATTATAACATTTATTTTTTAATTTTTCAATTATTCGTCTTTTACTTTAAAATGCATAACATAATCTTCCCGATGCTGCTGATACCACACCAGAAAATTAATAGGAGTTTTCGCATCTTCCCAATCAGTATATGCTTTCAGAACAGCGTTTCTACCAGCATTATAAACATCTGTAAGGATTTGCTCAACGGCTTTATTTTGCGGTTTTTCTAGTAACATTTCAAGAAGCTCCTTTCCTTGTGCTATTCTCATTGGATCAAAATAATCCCAATTAGAAGAAATTTCTTCTTTAGCTTTTTCTAACATTAGTTTTTGAGTTAAACTAACAATATTCGGAATTACTTCAAAAAGCTCTTTATAATGATTGTCATAAGAACTTATTTTAGTCTGAGGAGAATCTATAGGGACATAAGTTACTTTATATTCAGCTTCAGGAATAGGCTTAACTTCTTCCCAATCATCAATCATATCACAATCATAAGCAGATTCCCAAAATTGGCAAGCGAAATATCTATTTTTTATTTTTAATATAACTTCTTTATAAGCAATACCTTTATAAGTATCAAACTCAGTTAATCTCTCATCAAAAATAAATCTTTTCGGTAATTCAAAAATACAGCGCCAATAATCATCGTTCGCTACTGGAGAGCCAGTGGATTCCCAATTTAGCAACATCGCCTCTTCTAGCGTTTCATCATCAACTTTTTCTTCAAATAATTTTTCTATTGAAGTTGGTTCTAAAATCATCTGCATTTGCTTATATTTCATAATAGCTTTTCCTTACATTATTATTATAACATATTTTTTTATTTTTTCAAAAAGGATGATATTGCTACCATCCTTTGTGTGGAAGTATTTTTATATTAAACTCTGCTTCATCTAATGAAGACTGCATTCTTTCTAATCTTTTAAAATCAGAAATTGTTGGGCCAAAGATTTTTGTTTTTGCCGCACATATTGGACAAGAACAATGGATTTTTCCTTTATTTAATCTATTTCTTTGACCTCCATGAGTCCAATCTTCATAAGCGTCAAACCACATTCCATTTTTAAGAATGCGCTTTTTTCGCTCAATTGCCATTTGCGTTAAATGGCGACGTTCTGCTTTTGTTCTATGCATAAGATACCTCCTAGAAATTATTAGGCTAGGCTTCCAGAAGTGGGGCGCTCAATCCCACATCTTTCTTTCCGCGGTTGAATATTCTACATCGGAACGACTTTAAACTATTCTGTTCTTTATTTTTCCTAGTTTCTCCTAATAAAAACAGTGGTCCCAGGCCGAATTGAACGGCCGACACTGGCGTTTTCAGCGCCATGCTCTACCAACTGAGCTACAGGACCATATAGCGGGGCTTGACGGATTTGAACCATCGTTTCCTAGGGACGAGCTAGGGTCTTGCCTTTGACATATTTACAATGTTGTCATCATTGCTTTTTTTGTCTACAGAGGAAAGCCCCATATTTTATATTTAATCAATAAATTCCACAGTAAACCCGCAATATCTATGATTTGAGTTTAATGCTCTGCTTAAACTTTTTCTTGCCATCTCCATTGAATTAGCTTTGCTATATTTGTTATCAATAAGCCATTGCGCGCAATCTTTTAGAGAAGCAAATTCTTTATTTAATTCTATAATTTTAACTTTTTTTGCGCCATCTCCTAATTTAAATTTAATTCCCTTTTGAAGATTTTCTACATTATGAATAGGTTTTATAACATGCACATTATTTGTATGCAGTATATCACTAATAGTCTTAATACTGCAATTAAAGTATGTTGCAGTATCTTTAATAGTTTTTAACTCTTCATATTTTTTAATTACTTCATCAATATTTAAATTTAAACTTGTTGTAGAAATTTTCCCTCCAATTGTTAAATTATAACCATTTTCAAAAGTTTTATATTTAGCAATATAATATTTTTCTTGAACGTCTAAATCTTCATTTGGACATTCACAAATTTTTTCTACTAAAAAGTTTTCTTTTCCATATTTCTTTATTGCAGCATCAATTCCTGTTAAATTATTTTGAGTTTTTGCTTTGCTAAAATGCTTGTTGATACGAGCATTTAATGAAGTTGATGTTTGACCAATATAGGCTTTGTTGTTTATTAAATTAGTTATTTTATATATATATCCCATAGTATTCTCCTTCTATAGAATATAAAGTTTGTGGAGATGGAATTATCCCCTCTTGTCCACAATTTTTTATGACATTAGCGTTACCCAGTCACCGCCACGTGGAGGCTGTCATAAAGGTGACTTGGAGCTGGGGGGATTCGAACCCCCGTCTTGCTCAGCATACTATTAAAATTTTCTTTATCCACAGCTTACTTAAATATTTTTCTTACGCAAATCGGTATTTAAGAAACCAAATGGATAATGGAGTAGCCACAACATTCCAGCATATTTGCAAAATATGCTATCTTTATGGGCATCCATTGTTTGCGCATTTTCCATTTTTATTTGCGGCAGCCCGTTAAACCGATCGGATTAAGCGCCGGGCGCACCTAAACCGTTTGCCTTATTTACTTACACTAATTACTAGGCTAAAGCAACCTGGTAAGAAGGGGCGAAGAAATTCTTAATCTTCGCAAATGTATTTTTAACAAAGTTTGCGTTTAAATTTAAATAATGGTTTTGAGTCATTACCTCGCTGCAAATTTTAACCTCAACTGCCAATCGATTTCCTATTACAACCCCATATTAACTATTCTTTTTTTATGGAATCCATTTTTGCGCCGCAATATGGGCAATATTTATAATTTAATGCCGTGCGAATTTGAAAACTATGTTTCCATCCACAAGCAACAATGTTTATGCATACTGAGCATATTACATGAGTATAATTTTCTTTAACTTTTTCATCCCAAATATCTGATTGTATCCAATAGCCATGTTTAACTGGTTCCATTATCTATCCTCTTTTTACATAAACTTCTTATATTTCTTGCGTATTGTTCAGCGTCAAATACATAAACTTCGCTATTTTTTTCTTCTTTATATCCAAATGTATAAAGCAGTGATTCTGTAAGTTTTTTATCGGTGCATCCGGTAATATCCATCAGCTCATCAAGTTTCCATTTATCTTTTGTTCTAATAATGTTATTATTAAAATCCATAAGTTACCTTAAAATTAATAAGAAGGATTATTATGATAATAGCGGGCAAGGATTTGCACCTTGCATGATTGGCGCGTACATCATTCAATGGGTACCTGTACGCTCCGGATTTTGACATTCCCTTCCTCTCACGATGTGTCAATAATCGTTTTAGCGTCTACCTATTCCGCCACCGCATTATGTTGTGTCCAATCAGGGAATGGTCTTTCATCCCACCTTGGACAATTTTTTATAGTAAATAAAACAGTGTCGCACTTAAGCCCTGCTGTACACTCACATTCTTCTCCAGTCACAAAACCTGGCAAGGAACGTACTTGCACACAATGTTCACATGTTGTGCATCCTTTTTCTTCAACAAACTCATCGTGTAACTTCTTAAAAAATTCGTAGTCTTGACGTTTTTCTTCTTCTGTTGGATTAAATATTCTACGTAATGAATACATATAGCTCTAATCTCCAATTTTTCTGATAAAAAGAACAGTCCAACCGCCAAGATTTAACATTGCAAGTGCCATAGCATCATTTTCAAACCACCGAATAATGGTTGTTTTTACATGATTTATGGGAGTTGACACATAACATTCATATTTTGGCATATTATTTTATTTCCAACATTGCAACTTCTTCGCGTATTTTTGACCAGTCACATTGCGCTGTGTCAATTTTTGAGAAAAGCACCGTCCAATGATAAACACAATTTGCAAGACTGCTGTGTTCTCTTGCTTCACATTGACATGGGCATTTATCGCACTGCATTGTATTACAAATTGCTTTTATGATTTCTGCTTCTTTCATATTTAATTTATCGTAGTAATAATGATAGGATTTGAACCTATATAAAATGGACTTTGTGAGCGGAACTATCCATCTTGTAACTTCGACCATAACAGCTCTTACTTTGGTCTAAGTCCGCACGTTCTCCCAATTAAACTACATCATTACGTCTTTTTTCTTTTTCGTATTCTAATCGTTGCGGGCAACCGCAACATGTCGCTTTTTCTGCTGGCGACATTTTACATTCTTTACAAGGATTTTCCATATTGATTTAAACTATTAGAATAAATTACCTTGAGAATCTACCATGCCAATATAACCACACCACGGGCATTTATATTGGTTAGCAATCCCCTTGTAGCCATCATGTTGCACTAAAATCCATAGCTTTGACGGGCTATGCCAGCCCATCCAACAGCGAATTTTTCTAAACATAATAAACTTCATCCTTTCACTTCACCAATTGTATCTTATTCGTCATGATTTGGATACGGTTCTACTAGTGTACCGTAGCAGTGTTTATCTGGCAGAAAACGCTCTACAATGATGTGGTAGTCGGTCACTTCGTCTTTAGAGAAAGTATATGCTAACCACGAACCATCATTATCTAATGCAATAATGCATTTTCTGACAATCCATAATAATATTTTTCTCATACTGATTTACCATATTCTTTTAAATAGTTAGTGCAGATGATGGGATTTGAACCCACATAACAATAGCCTCAATAACTATTCGCCGCGACCTTTCCGTTCACATCTGCATATTATTATCACAGGTAAGGATTTGCACCTTACATGACAGACTTTGCTTTTGCACTTGTAGAGCGCTAAACTACAAGATTATTCTGTCTGAATTTATTCATGCGTCTACCTATTTCGCCACTGTGATAATTTTAATCTAATTCCCACCAAAAGTCAAAAGACTTATTATAAGTTGAATCATAAACATTCATTTTTTTATTTCTTCTGGCGTAACGATGTCCATATGTTTTTAGATACTTGCTGCGCTGGCCGCGCCACTTTCTTTGAATATAAGCTCCTTCGGCTGGAATGCTACGTGTTGTATTCCAATCTCAGTCATAATCACTCCAACCTACAGGACATGGATACCAATGGTAACCGCCAAGATCCATTAAATGTTTAAGTTTTCTTTTTTCTTTGCGGAGGTGCGCATGTCGCATACTTTTGAATTTACCTGAATAAGGATCTTTGTATCTATGTGTCATATATACCTCCATATAGTCCGGGCGGGGAGAATTGAACTCAACCACTATCACAATTATAAGTTGTGCGCTTTACCATTAAGCTACGCCCGGATTAAAAATTACTATTACTTAAATCTTCCGGATATTCATCACCAATCCAAATTCTTTCAACCTCTGCCTGCCAAGCAACTTCGGGGTAAAAGTCAGAAAAAACATGGCTATAAAGAATATCTCCAATTTCATTCCACCAGCTAAAAATCATTTCTGGCGGAGCAATCTCAATACTTTGTTTTTTATCTTCCAGAATTTCTTTCAATTCTGATTTCTCTTCTGGAATAACCAGAAGCAATTCATTAATAACTTCACACAAATCTCTCATATTAAACTCCTAGTGCGCTCGGCGAGAATTGAACTCGCGATACCGCGATTAAAAGTCGCGTGCATTACCACTATGCTACGAGCGCATAAGTACCCCCAGTAGGATTCGAACCTACGACCGTCCGCTTAGAAGGCGGAAGCTCTATCCAACTGAGCTATAAGGGTAAAAGTCTGAGTAGGGGGATTCGAACCCTCGACCCCTTGATCCCAAATCAAGTGCTCTACCAAGCTGAGCTATACCCAGATAAAAGCCTTTAGGTCGGCTAACCGCATATCTGTTTATCCACTTATTTGCTATCGTGCATGGTGGAATTAGTGGGATTTGAACCCACAACCTTGTCCTTGCAAAGGACCTGCGCTCCCGTTGCGCCATAACCCCATAATATGGCGGGAATAGAGGGACTCGAACCCCCGACACGGTGGTTAACAGCCACCTGCTCTAACCGGA